CTTGAGGACAAACACTACAATCACTGGGAACGCTTAGAGCGTTGCCTTTACCAACCAATTAAGGTAAGATGGTGATTCGAACACCGTAATGTTTGTGGGTTGTGGATTCAACCCAAAAGGGAACTGTTTCACAGAGCGATCTTCGCTCCAGTATCGTAGTTAGGAAATACTACGGATTTGGCTACTTTTGTGATCAGTGGTGGAGGCATTAAGCCGCCAAAGGAGAAATCGTCCGCCCCTGCTTCCATGATGTTAAGTGGAAACGGCCAAATTTTAGGGGTGTACGTCGCTGTGGCACCCGAGAGGGTGGATGAAAATGGGCGGTACCGGAGTTCAAGAAATCTGCGGGATCTTGGTGCAGAGTATTTGTGTGTCTTAATGTAGTCCGCCTCGCCAGAAGCAGGCGTTGTAACAAGCTTGAAGGGGTACTTTGAAGTGGGGGGAACTTGAACAACCAAACCACAACCAGATTCGCCTGATTTCTCAACGGCGAAGTTCCCAGAAAGAGCTGAATTAAGGCCATAACTATAATTGGTAGCTGAAAGAGTTGTTGAAGAGGAATTTGCGTAGTTATAACCAAGAAGAGCGTCTTCGGGTCGGAAGTAAGGTTGTCTTGGTGGGGAGTCTTCGTCGATAAGTCCTGAAAGGCGAAACTCGAAAGTTCCTTTTTCTGTTGGATTTGTAATTTCGTCCGATAGATTGGCGAAAGCCGCTGCGTTGATGACGTTGCTCGGACGAGCAGAGATTCCATAGAGACGTGAACCTCGTGCGAAAACATATAATCGTCCAACATAGGAAAGGGCAGATTCGAGTTCTGTCAGCCAATTTTTGTTTGAAGCGCGTGCCGGAGCAATCTGTTTGTTGTAAATTGAAGCATCGTCCTGTCCGTCACCTGTACCAAAGTAGTCTGGGTCAAAGACAAGAACATTAAGTGAAGATGGTGGAATCACTGTCGAAGTCCATGCGCCTGCGGTAGTTACGGCTTGAGGGTACATTGCGTAGGCCGGTGTTAAGCGGCGTGTGAGAGTGCGCAAGTTCGTGATGACTTCTCCGGCTGCTAATCTAGCTCGTGATTGAGGATCAATTCGCTTCATTGGGATAAAGTTCCGGTAGCAGCCACGTTGGTTAGTTGCTGTTGAGAGGTCGTCAATGCCGGGTGGTGCAATGCCTGCGGGAGCCGATTGGTAACAGAGCTCATCTTCTTCCATTTCGAGGTCGTATGGGCATTCTGGAAGTTCTCCTAGTCGAGTGGGAGCAACTGGATAAGGTGCTTCTGTCATAGTGGTACCATCGTACCATTTGGATGTGTAATCAATCCTGGTCGCACCCACTTCGACTGCTTTGAAAGCGCCCAGAACTGGTTCTGCAAATGTGATGTCTTCTCCTCCACCAACCCAGTTCATGATGGAAATTGAGGAGGCTGCGGTTGATGGTGAAACCAATATTGAGTACGAAAACAAGTATTGCTCCATTCTGGACTTTCCTTATTCGGTCACGGACCTGTACTCCTGTTGTTTCGGAGTTTTTAAGGTAAGTATAGCTCTGATCGTCGATGAAACAAGAAAGAAAAGGAGTGTTTGCAAGATATGGAACTTCAAACTCAAGTTGAGAAGAGTCGGTAATGTCCCAAACAACGGAATAGTTGTTGCCAATTTCATTGATGGAATAGCCTGTGTAAAGAGGATCGTAGTCGGGCACATAAGTAACCAGGAGACGGCCTGCGTGAAAGGGAGTGGCAACAGCCTCGAGCTTGTACTTGATGGAACCGGCCCAATACTTAAACATGGAAGCTACATAAGCCAGTGGGGTAGGGGCAAAAGTGCCAAAAGTGTAGGTACCAGATGTTACGAAAGTTGAAACTCCAGGGTGGACAGGAAGTACAGTGATCACTTTTCCAACCGCGTCAGTTGTTGCCCAAGTCCATTGGTTTAGAACAGCGGGATTTGACACGATGTATTTGATGTCCATTTCATCGATTGGGTTAGGAAAATGGTTTTCTTTGTGATCGACTGCGTTTTCGGAAGAATGTGCTAACTTAACTAGCGGTAGAGCGCCATCCGCATTCACCCAAGCAGCGCGATTGTGAGAGACGAATTTCGTTGGGGCAGAAACATCAGCAGGTTTGGCAAAACCGAAGTAGGCGGCAACACGAGAAGCAAGGCTTGAAAAGTGAGCAACAGGAGTTGCAATAGAGCTGAGCATAGGGAATGCACCAAACGCTGTTGCGATGTTGGAAATTTTTGACAGGGCATGAGAAAAGGTGTGTCTTTGTGCCATGCCTTCTTCAGAAGATTGGTATTCCATCGGTGCGCCGTTCGTGAATTCCTCAAAGTCGAGTCTCCGGCGTGTTGGTCCACTTGAAAGCCCTGCCTGAACAGGAACGCGAACCTTGGTGTTTTCGAGCCAGGATTGGACTGAAAGAGTGACAGAGGCCGTGGTTGAGGCAGAAGTAAGAGGAGAAAGGACATAGACTAGGAGAGTGCCCATGCCGTATTGACCAATAGGGAGGTCCCAAGCTGCAAGAATGGAAGAGAAAGGTATACGAAGTTCAACGGGTGCTGGTTTGGCTGGATCATATTCAACTCCTGGAAGAGCTGTAAATTGAGCAGTGTAGCCATATTGAGCGCGAGCACCACGTTGTTCTCGGTAGCTTTCGAAACAGAGCCAGAGACGGCCGGCTTGAAACTGAACAGGGGAAGCTTCGATGCGGAAGACAACATCTGCATTCATAAACTGGTTGTACTGGACCTTACAAGTTTTGATAGAAGAGTAATTGATGAGGTCATTTGGAACAGAGTAGTTGGCAAGAATTGTCCCAATCGCCTGAGAAGTTGTCCAATTGATGTTAGACATGAAAGTCGGTCGGTTGAGGACTCTATCAATAGCATTTGCCTCGTCGTCTGGTGCTGTCAGAAGGCGTTGTGTAGCGGTCGGGTCGGCATGCGATAGGTCAAAAATAGTATCTTCGGCATCCACAAAGGTGGTCAGTCCGACTGGTCTCTCGACTGCTGAATTGGGTTCTGCAGCGTCGGTTTCTCGGACCTGGGAGCCTGAAGGGTTTGAAAAGGGTTGTACTGGAGGTGCTCCAGTGATTTTGATGTTTGAAATTTGATTCATGATTTTGTTAAAGTCGTCAGTGGCGATTGTCATAAAAGAGATAGATACAATCATATTCGTCTCAGTCACTCGTATCTTTGATGTTCTGATACTAGCGTTATCACGATTGAGAGAGTGAGTAAAACAATCGAGACAGGGGTCTTGGCGTCAGAAGTGTTTGAGAAAGCTGTTGATGGCTTCCTTTTGAGTCACGATGGGAAGAAGGTGACGTCCGTTTGTTTTGCGATAGATGGCATCGCGAATTTGTTCTTGAAGTGTGGTGTCTTCTTCGGAAACCGCCAGTTCCCGAAAGGCCGCTTTGCAGTTGTCGATTGTTGCTTGCAGCGGGTCGGCGGTTTTTGTGATCCAATTGCACATCTCAAGAGAACTAGATGTGGCTAACGGGGCGCGGTAGATACCGCAGATCTTTTTGAAACCACGTTTGAGGAAAGTTGTTTGTTCGATGGGTCGGGCCAAAGTAGCAGTTCCTCCTTTGTCTGCTGGGGTGAAAGTCATGCCGACAGTTGAGAGAGCTTTTCCGATGTTTTCGGAAGTGAATCCTTTAAAAGCGTCGCTGACAGAAAAGAGTACATCGTCGCCGTGTGTTACCGTTCTTACTGAGGCTAAGAAGTCCTCTGATGTTGACTCGGGATATAAGTACCTGAAGGCATAATAAAATGCTACGAGGTTCGAACCTGAGTTAATCTGAGTCGTTCCAAACATTCCCGAAGGAAGTGAGCCATTAGTCCGGTAAACAACACCACGCGCTGATCTGAATGGGTGGTAACACAATTCTGCAAGTCGTTCGCGGATCAAGTCGTCTTCTTTGGATCCTCCGTTGCGTCTATACCATGCTCTGATCGAGTCGTAGACTGCTTTTAGGAATCCGCTCGGTTGGCTTGTGTCGAAACACGAGTAGTCGCCGTCGTCAACTTTGTCTGAGACTTCGTGTAGCCAATCCGCAATCATCTGCCAGTCGGGGCCATGAGGGTTTGCCCCTGAGGTGCACGTGTTTCGGATTTCATTCCTTACGGCGTGAGCCATGAAGGTTCCATAGTACATTCGTAGTGCAACCAGCAGTTTGAGTGGAGAGGCTGAGAAGAGTCTTGTCTTGATTTTGTCTGGATGATCGTAGTCAGCTTTTGCAAGCTTCACGCGTTCATCCTTGAGAGTTTACTTGAAGATGGGAATGTCTTCGAGTTGTCCGCTTTTGATTTCGTCAATGAAATCCGTCATCATTTTCCGGAATTCAGGTGTCGGTTGTCGTTCGTCTGTAATCCACTTACGCTTTCCTCGGGCATCTGTTTCGAGACACAATGGTAAGCCAGCTGAGGTTGAAAGTTCGATGGGCTCAAGACCTCTTATTCCTTCGGCAGAGAGTGCTTTTTCGAGAGTAAGAGTGCTTGCGTCCATGACCTCACCAGTTGTGTACCGAATCAGTACCTGTTGTGCTTCGTCGATGAAGGATTGCGGCACAATGATCCGGGGGCCATGTAATTCTTTTATGCCTCGGGTCATTGGGTCGCACTCCGCCGTAACTCGCAAGATTGATGGTCTCGTGATTGGTTCAGAGACTTCGCCATGGATAACGGATCTTCGGACCTTAGTCTTGGTCGGCTCGAACGGCGTCCTGACCATCCCAAGAGGGATTTCGACTGCTGTGTCGACTTCGCATCCTGAGAACTTGTATTGATATTCAAGTTCTTCTGTCATTTCGCCGCAACTTTCCATGCTTTCAAGGAGATCCAAGGTGATGATGACCGCCTGTCCGGAGCCATAGCTGTTTCCGAGAAAATGCATCCCGCAAATTTTCCGTTGTCGTGTCGGGTCAAGGGCAAGGAGCGGTGCTCCGCAATCGCCAACAATGGTGTTCATGTTGGTATACCCGATAGATGAGCAAGCGGGAACTAGATCTCCTGCCTCCATACTGGCCTTTTCGATGAGAAACGGTGACGATGTTTGCATGTAAACCACCTCTCCGTCTCTTCGAGTGACCAATCTGCAGGCCGGAAGTATCTTGAAGTCAAGGTCTTTGTCAGTGAAGAGGTGTTTCTTCATAGAAGGAAGGGGCGTGAGCGTCTTTGGAAAACGGATAATGACAACGTCGAGGTCAGGGTGTCGGACTACTTGACAATCTCTCCACTTAAAATCGAAATCTTCGGTGGAGTTATCCTTCTTGTATCTCGAGATGGTAAAGTCGCGATCTTTGATACGGTCGTATGTGTGCTTGTTGCACCAGGCAGTTCGGGAGGTGTAAAAGAAGATCTGTGAAGCTTTTGATAAGCTTCCAGCGCATTTGATGTCGAAAATGTTACCTGTCATGGCTTTAGACACGCCGTCCGCATTCTGATCTGCTGAGCCTTGATACTCAAAGGAAACATCTTGCATTTTGATCCAATTATCGAAGGAGTTTGAATTCTCCGATTCCAGCACGAGTCGCTTTTCTTTTTGTGTAGCGTCAAGTGCCTCTAGGACCAGTTCTTCAGACGTAACCTTGGCGGCTTGTCGATAAAGATCTTTCATGCGGTCAATCATTTGAGTGCGGGTATATCCTCCACCGGCTGTTGCCTCAATCAAGAGATCCGTGTATTGGATGAAGGCGAATCTCAGTAAGTCAGCGACATTCTCGCCGCCCATTTTGCAAGCGAAATCTAAAAGATCTTCACGAACTCCTACGTAGGAGAAGGTGCCATGGTGGTATTCTTGGAGGAACTCGACTCTGTCGTTTGACTCAAACCTCATTTTCAACGTTGCCGTCCTGTTGGATTTCTGGGCACCAATCATGTCTCGAGATTCACGAGTCATATGAAGGCTTCGAGCCTTGTTCGATTTTTGCGCTCCTTTCATATCACGAGACTCGTGAGAATTGAGAGTCCCGGCTTGTTGTTTCTTTTCTTGGAAGCGGCGCGCGAGTTCGTTCGCGAGGAAATCGTCATTTGGGGTCGGTGTCGATGTTGGTCCCAACATTTGTGCAAAGCACTTTGTCGCTGTGTTGATAAAGAGGGGTGCGAAGGCTAAGAACGAAAGAAGAAGCTGTGGGTGGTTGAAAGTAAGGTCTGACATGTAGGAAATAACGCTTACGAATACACCGCCCAGGTATGAGAAAGTCTTCTTGATCTTTGCGAAAAGGTATGCCCCCCAACTTTCGATAAGGTAAGTGGCGGGTAGGATGCCATCGCTTGCGATGTCTTCGAGGACCGAGGAGGTGAGTCCATCAACAATGTTGCTTTGAGTGGTGCAGATCTTCACGCGAATTGCCTTGGCGAGCAGATCTTTTCGATGTTCGACGAGGTAGTTCCAGGCTATGGTGTTTTGCCTGAGGCCATTCTCAATCCAATGTGTTGAATTGATCTCGCCGTCAAGGCCTGCTTCTTGAAGAGCTTCTTGTGCGTCAATCTCCCAGTCGAGAATGTCTTGTTGTGTCTGTTCGTCGAGGTTCAAGTAGGTCTTTATCCTCGGATCCCAGAGTAATTGGCAGAAATAGATGGTTCTGTCTGCTGTTGCGGTCGTGGATCCGAAGAAAAAGTCCCAAATTCCTTGTTGTCGTTGTCGGCAGTGTAGGGAAGGGTGGCAGTACGAATGGTCTGGGTTGTTGGCATTGTGAGTTCGTCGTTTGAGTTCTGTACCGACAATGCTTGAAGGACCCGAGAGGTAGACAAGTCGATGAGCTACGCAAACATGTTGAACGTTCGATTCTCGCACTTGAGCTTGTTGAGAGCGTTGTGCGAATTTGTCCTGTTTCATGCGGTACTTTGCGCGTAAGAGGTTGATAAGCTCTTCGTACGTGACTAATTCTGCGGGTGATCCATCTTGCATCATGTAGTACATGCGTTCTTTTCCTTTCTTGACCATCTCAACATGAATGTCGAATCGACGAGCCAATGCTGTTGGGTGGCGAATACTTTTGACTGTGGTCGAAGACAAACGATCAAGATTCGTCGTGGCGATGACTAGGGGGCTTCGGAAGTATCCCCTGTTCTTATCTTCAATGTCTGCCATCGGAATCTTGAAAGCGTTGTCTCCAACTGCTTGGATGATCTCGAGAAATTCTGGGTCTGGTGCGGATTCTGTGTCCGCCATTTGGCCCAAATCGTCGTAAAGAGTACAGAAGTGTCCTCTGTAACCAGACCAGTAGGCCTCCTGGGGATTTCTCACGTAGATATGGTTGGCGATGGTTTCACCGGGGATGGTTCCCCAGGGTATGTCGTCTCCTCCAACGTCGCGAACAAGTTCATTCACCAAATAACTCTTACCCATTCCGGGTTTTCCTGAAATAAGGATACTGGCCGGTTCGGCTCTGTGTCCTGCGAGGAGAATGCCTGAAGCGGACACTCGTTTGATCCAGCTGTTGATTTTATTCCAGTAGCCTGAAACGATTGGTGTCAATGTCCGTGAAAGTCCGAGGCGTTGGGCTTCGATGAGAAGCTCTTTGTACTTCGTCTGGAGGCTGAAGGCTTCAAGTTGAACAGCCCAATCTGAATCCAGTGAACCAAGTTTGTCACGCTCGAATTCCTCGACTGAGGTGACGAAGTCTGTGAATTTGGTCATGTTGGTGGCAAGTTCTTCGACGTGCCAATCTTTTCCAGTGATGGTCTTGTAGACGTAAGGGACGAGGTCTTTCAATGATTCAGACAAAATTCGGTGGAGTCCGACGATGGTTGACATTGTGTACCCCAGGGCTGAGGTTCTTGAAAAAATGCCTACCATTTGTCCAGCTGTTGCGCCGCCCATCAAGATCGTCAGAAGGAGCGCGACAGCGCTGGGAACCCAGGTGAAGGGTTTCTCGGTGTTGTTTGACTGGAAGATCATAGATGTGGGAGCCAGTGGCCAGGCAATGTTTGCGAGAGTGGTGAAACTTACGCCCAAATTGGTGATGATAAGGGTCATTGCTTGACATTGGATGAAGGGGTTGTCGGCTTTCAGAAGAATTCCAATTGCTAGGAGAGTCGAAAGAGCAGAAGCTGTGAGGGTTTTGAGAAAGGTGTTGAAGACGGAAGTCATGTAAGCTGTCATGCCAAATGCTCCAAAGATAGCGCCAACTGCTGAACCAACCAGTGAAAATTGGTAGTCCATCGAACGGGTGAAACGCCGAAGCGTGTCCATCCAGGGGCGAGTCCATGGGTCATCGAGAGACATGAGTAACTCGAATTTTCTTCCGAAGAAGTCGACCTCCATGCGGATAAGTCGATGTGATGATTCGAAAACGGGTAAAGGTTTACCCTTGTAAAGATTTGCAAGAGAAATTAGACGGTGAGAAAAGAGGTGGTCTCTGAGCACGCGTCGTTTTTGTGCTTCTCCTCGCCCTTTGTAGGGTTTCTGCGGACGAGGGCTATCTAGAACGTGGTTAACTTTTCCGTGTTTTGAATTCATTTTTGGTTCTTGGGTTTCAATTATAGTTTTTGTGAAATGAGTTTTGAGCGCTTTATGAAAATACTTAGGGTTGTTCTGCATTAAAATAAAGGGGGTTCAAAAAGATTCCTGAAGAGGTTGTTGCCAGCAGCACTTGCTTAGGTTATCACAAGGCTTTTACAATAGACAAGTGTCTTAGCGAGCTGTAAAGCAGCGGCGACACGCAAATCTGCGATTATTGGTGCGAGAGCACCCCACTTGCTATGGCATTTACGTAAGGGCAGTAGAGAGAAGTGGTCCCACAAGCAGTCTATATGTTAGGAGCCGCATTGCTTACTAGGCGAATGACATTTTGTTCCCTCGGGAACTCCGTTTGCATATAGAAGGTCAGATCTTGTTGGTAGTCCTCTCAAAACATTCCAGTAACAATATCAACAAAATAGAGAAAACGAAAAATAGAAGACTAGAAGAAAGAATAGGATAGAATATATTTTTGTTTAATTTTGGTTTTTGAAGAAAGTATAGAATGTATTTTAGATGATGAGGGTTTTTGAAAAAGTTTTTGGATATAGAAAACACAAAAACGAACTTTGATGATATGCAGGCTACCATACCTTTCACATTAACTCTCGTGGAG